CTGATGCTCGCCAGCATGCCGTTCTCGAGATCGCCCGCCTGATCGGAGTCGACCCAGAGGATCTGGGCGTCTCGACGACCTCGCGGACCTACTTCAACGCGTTCGACCGCAAGCAGGCCCGGATCAACGACACCCTGCGCGGCTACATGGTCGCCTTTGAGGACCGGCTCTCGATGCGGGATGTCACTCCCGCCGGCTATGCGGCGAACCTCGACCTGTCCGACCTTCTGCGTTCCGACGACCAGACGCGCATGACGATCGCTACCACCGGACTGTCGACCGAGCTCCTCTCTCGCCCGGAGGCACGCGAGATCTTCGGTGCCTACCCGGCCGACGACGGCCGACCCGAGCCGACTCCTGTGCCTGCGACCCCTGCCATCGACCCGAGCACCACCAAGGAGGGCAGCGATGCCTGAGCGGAACCTCACCTTCGACACGCCCTCCTCGACCGTGTTCGCGGTCGACGAGAACGCCCGCACGATCACCGGAATGGTGATCCCCTACGGCGTCATCGGCAACAACTCATGGGGTCGCTACCAGTTCGCCAAGGGAACCGTCGTCCTGCCTGAGGACGTCTCGCGCGTCAAGCTGCTGGTCGGCCACAGCTTCTCCCATGCCATCGGCTATGCCCAGAAGCTCGACGACACGGACGCCGGATTGGTCGGCACCTTCAAGGTTGCCCGCGGTGCTGACGGCGACCTGGCGCTCTCGATGGCGCAGGACAAGGTTCTCGACGGCCTCTCGGCGGGGATCGGCTTCGACGCCGAGTTCACGACCGACAAGAACGGCGTCATGCATGCCGTCAAGGCCCCGGTCATCGAGACCAGCGTCACCCCCCTCCCCGCGTTCGCTGACGCGCGGGTCACATCTGTCACCGCGTCCGCGGTGCCGCTCAACACCAACCCTGAGAAGGAGACCCTCATGCCCGAGGAGAACCCCACTCCCGCCGCGGACACCACGCCGGCGGCCGCCACGAGCACCGAGCCGGCCGCGCCCGCGCTCTCGGCCGCTCCTGGCCCCGTTGCGACCGCTCCAGTCGCTCCCGAGAGTCACTTCCCTGCTTCCGCGATGGCATTCTCCGCCGCCGACATCGCCACCGCCGTGCGCGAGGGATTCTCTGCCGCGGTGACCGAGCTCGGCAACGTCGAGCGCCCGGTCGTCCCGGCCGGCCGTGTCTCGCTGAGCGTCAACGAGGAGGCGCAGTACCGCTTCGATGGCACCCGCGGCCCGCACGAGTTCTCGGCCGATGTGATCGCCTACCTGCGAGATGGCGACGGTGAGGCCGCCCAGCGTGTCCTCGGCTTCATGGGTCGCCAGCTCGGCCCGCAGTTCGTCGCGACCAGCGATGTCGCGGCCGCCAACCCGGTCGAGAACCGGCCCGACATGTTCGTGCCGCAGCGCCGGTATGCCACCCCGCTGCGCGATGCCTTCTACAAGGGCTCGCTGGACGACAACACGCCGTTCAACTTCCCGAAGTTCAACTCCGCTTCTGGAATGGCGGGCGACCACACCGAGGGCACCGAGCCGACCCCCGGCTCGTACAGCCTGACCAACGGCGCCGTCACGCCGTCCGCGGTCTCCGGCAAGATCCACATCGACCGCGAGGTCTGGGACGCTGGCGGCAACCCGCAGGTCTCCTCGCTCATCTGGGACCAGATGCAGTACGAGTACATGAAGGCGCTCGAGCTGAAGGTCGCGGCGCTCCTCAACGCCGCCTCCCCCGCCGAGCTCCTCGCCTCGGCCCTCGCCGCTGGCGCGGACACCGTGGCGAACCTCGCCTCCCCGATCGAGTCCGCCATCGCTGGCCTCAACTTCATCGCGGGTGGCAACCGGTTCAACTACTTCGCCACGCACCTCGATCTGTACCTGGCCCTTGCCGGGCTCAAGGACACGAGCGACCGGCCGTACTACCCGGTCATCAACCCGATGAACGCCTCCGGCAGCGCGACTGGCGGCTACAAGAGCCTCACCGTCGCGGGCACCCAGGCTGACCCGGTGTGGTCGCTGGGCACCACCTCGGACGGCACGGCTCACAAGAGCTACCTCGCCGACAAGAGCGCCGTCTACTTCTGGCACTCGGCCCCGACGCAGCTCTCCCGTCTTCGCGAGGAGGTCGAGGGCTTCGACATCGGCATCTGGGGCTACCAGGCTGGCGTCATCGCCGACCTGACCGGCCTGCGCAAGGTCACCTACGACCCGACCGCCTGATCGGAGAATGACTGATGGCTACCACCAAGAAGAGCGCCGAGAGCGCTCAGACTGAGACGCCGAAGGTCGACTTCCCGACCAAGGCTCAGACCGGTCAGAGCATCGACCTGGGCAGGCCGCGGGGCATCCGTCACCCTGACGGGACGGCGATGACCTCTGGCCAGTTCTTCGTCCCTACGACCATCGGTGACTATGTCGTGGTCGAGGGTGACGACGAGTACACGATCAGCGTCACGGACCTGAGCTCGAAGGCCTGACGTTGTCCGTCCAGGGAATGCCCACCGTCGACCAGGTCAAGCTGTACCTGGCGGCGGTGGGCACCTACGACCCGAGCGGCCCGAACTGGACCGATGACCTGATCGAGACGGCTCTGCTGGCCGAGGCGTCCGACCAGCCGGCGCGGGTGCGGTACCCGACGATGACCAACGTCGTCACCGGGGCCACCTCGACGGCGTTCAACGACTCGCTGTCTGAGGCACTGATGCGTCGCGTGGCACACAACCTCGCACTGCGTCCGCTGACTCTCGGGCTTCAGTCGTCGATGAGCGAGATGGCGATCTCGACCAACCCTGTCGGTGGAATGGATGCCGAGGTCAAGCGACTCGAGGCTCCCTTCCGCAGGCGCAACCTGTTCGGGAACCGACGATGAGCGCTCGCGATGCGCTCGCCGCTGCTGCCTCGAGCGTCGATGGCGTGACCTGCACGTCGTTCTACCGCCAGATCACCCGGCCGGGCGATGCGTGTGTGCGGCTCGGCGAGATCACTGCTGACCAGTCAGGTCTGAGCGCATCTCGCACATGGCAGATCTGGGTGGCGCTCTCGGAGGATACACAGTCTGCCGAGCGATGGATCGAGACCCACCATGCGGCGCTCAAGGCTGCTCTCGACGACGAATGGCGCTTCTCCAGGGCCACGCCGTCGCAGCTCGTCCAGGGATCGACGAGAACCCAGACGCTCACGGTGAACGGAATCATCTACGAAGGCACCAGAGGAGACGACGATGACTGATGAGCAGGTCGAGCAGGTCGAGTCCGACAAGACGGACGATGCCAAGGGCGATCCGCAGTACCCCGACGATCTCGTGGCGGCCGTCACTGCCGCACAGCTCGCCGTGTGCACCCAGGTCGTGCCCGAGGCGCTGAAGATCCGCCTCGCCGCCGCAGCCGAGGTTCCCGCCGGCCAGTGGCGCCGAAGCGCCGGGTCTGGCGACCCCCGAGTCCTCGAGATCGAGGCTCCCTACCGACGTCTCGTTGCCCCTGGCGACGAGCAGGCGACCACGAAGGCCGCCAAGAAGGCGACCGGCGACCGCCGCCGCCACGGGAAGTAACCCAGCACCACATCAACCCCTGAACCCCGAGCCAACGGCCCGGGGTTCTTGTCTCCCCAGGAGGACAAGATGGCAGCCATCGGCGGTCGCAAGCCGAATGTCGAGATCACCCCCGCGTCGGGCACCGGCTCGTCGTTCCGCGGGTATCTCACCAATGCTCGCTTCAACGGTGCGGACTCCAACACCGCCACCTTCGCCCAGCCCAAGGACTTCACGTTCCAGGGCTCGGGTCTCCAGGACGACGGTGGTGACACCGACGCGTTCTTCACCTTCGTCGATGAGCATGTCGGCGAGACGGTGACCATCGTCTACATGCCTCAGGGAAACGAGACGCCGAGCACCGCGCAGCCGCACTGGACGGCCACCGCTCAGGTGCAGGAGTTCGACGGCGACTTCCTCGGCGGCGATGCCAGCACGGACCCCACCGCGAAGAACACGTTCGACTACTCGTGGCCGTGCGACGCGCGTCCGACGAAGATCACCAGCGAGACCCCCTGATCCGTGGCGCTCGTCAGCGTCCGCGCCGAGGGCCTTGCCGCGACTACTCGCGCGCTCATGGCCCTTGGTGTGGACGTCGAGGACATCAAGGATGGCATGGCGAAACTCGCCGCCCTCGGTGCCCAGGTCGAGAAGAAGTACGTCCCCGTTGGGTCGGGCCGCGACAAGCACCCGGGGCAGCTCAGAGCTGACGTCCACGGCAACCGGGCACGCAACAAGGCCGTCGTCACTGTCGGCCGGTCGGCGGTCCCCTACGCGGGGCCGATCAACTTCGGTTGGCCGGCGCGCAACATCGCGCCTGCCAACTTCGTGCAGAAGGTCGACGAGAAGCTCGGCCCGCTCGCACCCGCAATCATCCAGCAGAGCGTGAACACGCTCATTGAGAGAAGGGGGCTGTGATGGCCGAGGACACCGGCGTCAAGCTCACGCAGAACGAGATCACCGAGAGCCTGACCGGCTACGAGGAGAACGAGCTGTTCGACAACTTCGGCGAGAACCGCGGGTACGCGATCGCTGAGCGCGGGCTGCTGTTCATCCTCAAGCGTCGCGAGGGGCTCGGGCCGAAGGAAGCCAAGCGGGCCGTCATGCAGATGCCGATGAAGGCCGTGCTGGAGGTGTTCTCCGACGAGGACGACAGCACCGACGCGGTCGATGAGGAGATGCTCACCGAGGCGGGAAAAGACGAGTCGCGGTCCGGCGACGAGCCATCGAGCTCGCCTCTTGGTGCCTGAGCACCAACCAGTCGCCCCAGACGTACCTGACGCTGACGCTCGCCGAGCGTAATGCCTTCGTCGATCTTCTCCCTCGCAAGACCTGACAATTCAACAACGGGGGTGACTTCGTGACCGCTGGCCGTCCTGTACGCCTCGCACTGGTCACCACCGGCGGGTCGATCGCGCGCGCCGAGCTATCCAAGACTGGCGGCTCGGTCACCATGCTCGGCGAGAAGACGTCGCTGGCCGGCAAGGTGATGAAGGGTGTCTTCGCGGGCATGGGCGGCTGGTTCGCTGCCACGGAGATCGTCCATGGCATCAAGGACATCGTCTCGGAGACGTCGCAGTTCCAGTCGTCGATGACCTTGCTTCAGACCGCTGGCGGCGAGCTGTCGAAGAACATGGGCACCGTCTCAGACGGCATCCTGAAGATGACGGGCCAGGTCGGTACGTCGATCGGCGACCTGTCCGAGGGCATGTACACGGTCGAGAAGGCCGGGTACCGCGGCGCCAAGGGCTTGGATGTCCTCAAGGCCTCGGCTGAGGGTGCTCGGGCTGAGAATGTCGACATGGCTACCATGACGACCGCCGTCACCTCGGTGATGACATCGTACCACAAGAGCGCAGGTCAGGCTGTCTCGGTCGTCAACCAGATGGTCGCTGCCTCCGGTGAGGCGAAGACGACGATGCAGCAGTTCGCCGGGTCGCTCTCGACGGTGCTCCCGGTCGCATCGGCGAACAAGATCTCGTTCGCCCAGGTGGGCGGTGCTCTCGCCATGCTCACCCAGCACGGCACGAGCGCCAACGAGGCGACCGTCGAGCTGGCGAACACGATCCGCAACCTTGCGGCGCCGAACCAGGTGGCGCAGAAGGAGATGCAGCAGCTCGGTATCAACGTCACCAATCTTGAGACCCATCTCGGCGACATGCAGAAGGGCGGCCGCGGTCTTGTCGGCACGCTGGACCTGCTCGTCAACACGATCGGCCACAAGATGGGGCCGGCCGGGACCGTCCTCCTCGACGCGTTCAAGAAGTCGCAGTCGGCGACGGGTGACCTCAGGGTCGAGCTCGATGCGATGCCGAAGTCGCTGCGGGCGATCAGCACGCAGTTCGAGTCCGGCAAGCTGTCGTACAAGGAGTAC